ACTATCAACGAACTACGTAGAGCTGTTCGATTACAGGAATGGCTTGAAGCTAATGCCCGTGGCGGTGCGCGTTATACTGAGCAAATCCTTGTTCACTTTAACGAATATGTTCCTGATTATAGGCTTCAGCGTCCTGAATATCTTGGCGGCTCTCGCCAGCCCATGGTTATTTCAGAGGTTCTTTCCACAACAGCCACAGAAGGTAATGTTAATGGTCAAGTCGGTGAAATGGCGGGTCACGGTCTTTCTGTAGGTCGTCAATCATCTTTCCGCTACAAGGCTGTTGAGCATGGTTGGATTATCGGTTTTTTGTCCGTAGTTCCCAAACCTGCCTATCAAAATGGTATACAGCGCAAGTGGTTACGTAAGGACAAATTCGATTACTTTTGGAAGGAATTTGCTAATATTGGTGAACAGGCCATCTATAATGCTGAATTATTCTTTGGCGAAGATGATGTTGTTAATCAGAACACGTTTGGCTATACTCCACGTTATGCCGAGTACAAATATGCTTGCGATAGAGTAGCTGGTGAATTTAGATCAAGTCTTGCTTATTGGCATATGGGACGCATATTTGAGTCCTTACCTTCTCTCAACGGAACGTTCATTACTTGTAATCCATTTGAAGAAGGACTTAACCGAATATTCTATGTTACGACTGACATCGATAATATTTGGATGCAAATCTATAACCATTCCAAGGCCTATAGAAAAATGCCTTATTTCGGAGTACCAGCTATTTAAGCCATGCAAACAAAGTACACACACAAAATTCCGGTCCGTAATTGGGGAAAGTCCTTAACTGAACCGGACCAAAACTACACTGTAAAGGAGCTATTCCAGCGTTTTGCACGTGGGTTACCCATCCAAGCTGCGAAGCAGCAACCTACATATCTTCACAGTGAGGACGAAGTCCCAATGGATAATGTAGACATCGAGAAACTATCTAGAATGTCCAGAATGGACAAACTCGAACAACTCGATGAAATTCGGCTAAAAGCGGAGCTGCTAGACACTGAACTTGCTGACAAAGAAGCGGAGCGAAGCGAAGCGCACAAGAAAGCAGAGGAAGAAAAAGCAGCGAAAGCATAAGCCGAAGCTGCAGCGAAGCTGCAAAAGTCATAGTATAGCCTTGATAATACTATGACAGTTGACACCAAGCTAATAATCACTATATTAGCGCTGTCAACAACAAAACTAAAACGACTGAAAGGAGGTGTATAAAATGAGACGAAGACGAAGAACAAGAAACAGACGGAGAGGTAAGAGCTATAAAACCTACCGTGCTTCACGCGGTGGCATCCGTTTGTAGTGCTTAACCCCCAAACCGCAAAACAGGACTGAGCGCTGTGAGCAACAGCAAGGCGGCCAACGGCCGCGCGCGAGACGGAGCAGCAGGCGCCAGTCCAATTTTTAACACTTAATCACAAAACTATGAAAAACAGACAGGCTAACGCAGCCGTTAAAAACATCCCTGTAACAAAGGACACCATCACTAAATGGTTAAAGCAAGATGTGCAGAACATCTATTCACTATCCTACGAGCTATTACAGACGCCTGAGGCGCTCGATTTAATAGCGGACAGACTTTATCAGAGATTCCTTAAACAGCAGGCAGAAGCTGAGCTATCTGCCTCTAATCCATCAGACGATGCCAATGTATAACGACCCGACAGGGTCAGTTCCCGCAGGGAACGTAGGAGGCAACGCCTCCGGATGGATAGGTGCTGCCGCTATGGCAGGCGCCTCCGTTTACGATACATACCAGTCATCCAAGACAGCACGAGAAAACACTAACAAGACTATCGCGGCCAATCAGGCAGAAGCCGAAAAGGCTTACCAGCGAGAAATTGAAATGTGGAATATGCAGAACGCATACAACTCGCCAGCCGCTCAGATGGCAAGGTATCAGGCCGCAGGTCTCAACCCCCATATGGTTGGGCAGTCAGGTTCAGGTAGTGGCAACGCCACTACAATGCCAAAGTATAATCCACCTAATATACAGTATAAGTATGAAGCGCCACAGGCCGGAACGGCTCTGGCAAGTATGCTCCCTGTTATGATGCAAGTGGGTGAATGGATGCAATCTATGCGCTATTCAGAAGAACGTATCAAGGGTCAACAATTACAAAATCTTTACACTGGAACACAAGATGAGAAAGCAAGACAACTTATCGAATATCTTGACCAAGCTAATCCTGAGTTACTTGGCAAGCTTAGAAATCAAAAACGACTCCTTGGTTATCAAGGTAGTACTGAAATTCATCGTACCAATACTCAGCAATGGCTTGAAAAAGCCGCCTACGGTAAAATTCTTGCAGAGTATGGAGAGGACTTTACAAATTATCATCAGCGAGATGGAAAAGCTGAAAAACTCGCAGGCTACTCTCTTCAGCGACAACGTATATTGGCGAACCAAGCGGATATTAGCCGATCTAAGGCTGCTATTGAGCGAGCTAACGCAGCATACGCAGATTATGGAGTCACTAACCCACAACAACTCATCAACCTTGTTGTCGGAAGTGCATTATCAGGGCTTAAGGGCGCACCTGTTAGGATTAATCAAAGAGCTAGATCAATCCCACAAGGAGCGACACCCTACAAATCCTCAGCAATGAGAGATAAGCTTCGTAGAGTAGCACACACCTATAAATAGTATGAGTTGTCTCAAACCTATAGGCATATTTAATACCACAGGGCGCCACGTAGTGCCCTGTGGTAAATGCGCTTTTTGCCTTCGGCAAAAACGCAATGAGTGGCTTATCAGACTTTATCACGAGTCACGCACGCAATTACTACCCGCACATTTCTTAACTTTAACCTATGATGAAAAACATGTACCTAGATACAAAGGCACTCGCACTCTTTGGTTCCGCCACGTACAACTGTACTTCAAAAGGCTTAGAAAGCACAAGTATAAACTCAAGTATGTCGCAGTGGGCGAATACGGAACACAGACGCAGAGACCTCACTACCATGTTATTCTCTGGACATCTGCACCACATGATGTACTTGCTGTACAGTGGCACTATGGAAATGTTCACTTCGGACAATTGACGCCTGCCTCAATTGCTTACACGCTTAAATATATTATTCAACCTAAACAGGGCGATGATGTTACAAAACAACGAACACGAGCACAATTCAGCAAAGGTCTTGGAGCAAGCTTCCTTACAGCGCAAACTCATGAATATCTCTCAGGAGACGAAGAAAATCCCATTTTCGAAACCCGAGTTGATGGGGCAGTTAGACCTGTTCCTAGATACTACCGTAGAAAAATCTACACCTCCTATCAACTTGGTATCCACCGAAGTAAACAGTATTGGAGGTCAATTAAAGAAAGGAGGACAGAATACAAACGATTAATGAAACTCGGCCATAAAGATGTCAAGGCATATCTTCGGCAACGCGATCGCCACAACGCGGAAATGGTGGTACAAAAAGTAAATTTTAATCAAACACTTTAACAATGAAAAAAGGTGCACTTTTTAATCAAGTTCCTGTTAAGAAAATGGATAGGAACTTTTTTGACTTATCTCACGAAGTAAAACTCTCTGTTCGAGGTGGTCGACTTATTCCGTTTTATCTCGAGGACACTATACCAGGCGATATTTTTTCAAATCGCGCTGAAATCATGGCCCGCATGGCGCCTATGCTCGCGCCTATTATGCATCGGGTAGATGTCAGAACTGAGTATTTCTTCGTACCTAACAGATTAATATGGGACGAATGGGAGGACTTCATAACCGGTGGCCGTGAAGGCAATGCCGAACCCGTATCTCCTTATTTTACTGCAGCGCAAGTTCTTGCTGCAGGCACAGATTTTTGTGGAGAGTCTTCACTTTGGGATTATCTCGGCTTGCCTCCTATAGATCCTGGATCAACTCCTGATAACGTTACTAGGATATCATCTCTTCCGTTTAGGGCCTGTCAATTAATTTTTGACGAATATTATCGTGATCAGAATTTGCAACCACCTCAGGAATTTGCTAAAACTTCTGGCCAAGAGACAACACCTAATCTTAACCTCATTATGCCTATCCGGTACCGTGCTTGGGAGAAAGATTATTTCACATCAGCCTTGCCTTGGACTCAACGCGGTGACCAAGTACTAATTCCGATAGAAGCGGACATATCTGTTAATTATTTGCCAACGTCACTTGTGAGAAAAACAGACGGCAGTCAGGTAGGCGATTTACAAGCGGCTGTTGGTGGCGCATTGAGTACTTCTAACGGATTATCTGGCGCTGCAGGTACTCAGCGCATTGAGAATATTGACAGTCTTGAATTT